CGGGGAGCTGACCGATCTTGTGGTAACCCACAAAGTCGGAGGGAAGCACCTGACTTCTATCTAATGCCTGGTGAAGGTCATTAGCGAAGTTCGGTAGGGATATCGTGAGAAACGACATTCCTTCATGTTCGAAACGTTGCGCGATCGTATTAAGATCGCGTTGGGTGCTAGTGTGACATCTAGTCTCGGCATCTGCCAAGACTTTCTGTAGGAACACAATTTGGCTTTTCATGGTTTCCTTTCAGGGTAAACCATCCATAGCCATTGGCACACGGGTCCAGGTGGAAGCTGGTTAGCTTTCACCTCCAAGGACCTTGGTCAGAACGGCGTCAGAGGACGCAGTGAGCTGAGTCAGAAGACTCTTCACCGCATCCTTCTGCGTCGCGAGAGACATCCCCAAGTTCGGGGAAACCACCACCAGATAGGCAGCGAAGGGAACCACACGGTTCACATCGGGAAGATACGGGTCAGCAACAACAGTGGTAGTATCAAGACGAACGACGCGTCGCGTCGAAGTCTTACCAACGTTGTGCTGAACCGACAGCTTCACCGAACCATCGTCCTTCTGGTAGGTGGACTTCATGTCTCCAACACTGATCTTCGGGAGGCTGTTAGCCACCGAGTTCAGGGTTACCGACTGAGGATCCGCAAGTGCCATGGCAATATTCCTTACAGGTAGGCGACTCCTTTTGAGAGTCGTATTACTTTTTCAGCCCTTGGCTCATGCCAAGGGCCGCGAGGATGGCCCATTGCTGAGATGTAAACATCTCAGGGGTTAAGCCAAACCCAAAGGGTGATGCAAACGCTCTAGCTTTGCTATGTAGCGTTAGGTTAATCACGAGGGGTTTATTCGTCCAGTAGGACGATGAACCAGGGAAATTGCTAACAAGCAATCCTCTGGGAAGCGTGATCTCTTTCGAGACCTTCTTCTCCATCATGATATAACCATACTGCATTACCAACTCGTCGGCTACTATCGCTGAGATATTTCCCAGCACATCGCCAAAATTGACGAACCAGTCGGCGAGCCAGGTCCAAGGCTGAAGGTTCCAAAGAACCTCAGGATCTAAACGAGTGCCAAGTAGCAAATTGGCCTCGTTCTCGATCCCCGCAAGATGATTTAGCGCAGTAGAAATCTCAGGGTAATAAAACCTGAAACCTCCACTAAAGTGACTGTTTGTCACAGTGCTAGTGATCTCTTCCGGGACTTGGTTACCAAGAGAGGCACCGGTTAGAACTCTACTATACGGATTAATTTCCGGAGGTAGGTCGTAGTTCGAGAGAGTTTTACTTCTCCCGGACACGGTGTCTCGAATGGTATCAAAACGGTAAGTGCGCCTTAGTAGCTTGTTAAGCTGCTTCTCATGAGCGAGCAAAAGCTCACGAGATGAGGTCACAACCTTGCACAATTTCTCAAGGTCCCTAATTAAAGGGGCCCATCCAAATTGGACGTTGAGGTACTCTGAACCAGAGTTCCTAAACACGTCTCGCAAAGTTTGACTTCTGCTAAAGAGAGAACCAATCATGGTCGGCAAGCCGTCCTTTCTCAGTTCTCCTACAGCAACAGCCAAGTCTATCCCGGGTTTACCGGGACGGCACCGCGAAATAGCGGTGCCTCCAAGGGCGAACATAGCGGTATTCTGCGCGTTAATCTCACTTTGAGACGCCAGCGCCAACGGGGTTTTGAATCCCGTCAAATAGATTGGTCCCTCATGGAACCAATTCCAGGTACCTGAATAATTCCCAATAACACTCATAGAATGAGTGTTAGAAGAAATGGTACCCCGCTCTGTTCTAAATGCATTCCCCAAATCTCTGGTTGACATAAAGTCAAGCCAGTAATCAGGCATGCGCTTCCTCCTCTTCTCTTCTTGAACAAAGAAGAAAAGAGGTGAATCGGAAGTACGCGTCTGCTGCGCCCACTCATACGATTTAAAATCATATGTTTTGGTCGCACCTGTGGAATTCATAGCACTACCGCGTACAGAAATTCCTTGAGCCGTTCGGTTCAAGATCTTCTGTACCATGTTTGACCTGCTTTCTACAGATATCCTTAGGTTGGATTACTATGTCCAACCATAGATAGAGCACAAACGCCCAGGTGCCCC